GAAGGCTCTCAAGGGTTTCTCAAAGATAGCCAATCTCTTGGGCGAGGACGCTCTGAGGTCTTTAGGAATGAACCCTAACGCCGGAACTACGGCAGACCAGCAATTCGTTACGGAATGCGAAACCGCTCTCGTGAAACAGGATAAGACACATCCTTATTTTAACGAGCGTGATTCAAGACATAACGAATATGTTACCAGATACACCGAGGCGTTTGCTAAGGTGAAAGGCGGCCAGAAATGACAAGAGAAGAAATCCGCCTTGAATGTGTTAAGACCACACTTGCCGCTTGCACAAGGGCAGATATACAGCGAGATGAGGGATTGAGTTTCGCTGAAAAGGTTTTTGATTTCGTTATGAAGGCTCCAGATACCACGAAGAAAGAGACTCCCCGTAAATAAGGGCTTTCTTTTGAGTGCTATCACCCTTCGGTTTTTAATAGATTTGGGATTCCGCGTGAGCGCCCCATTGTAGTAAGCAGGCCTTCTTTTGAAGACTCCCTGATTTGAAAATTCGTTCAAACAGACAAAAGGAGATTTGACAATGGGTAGCCCTACAGTTGTGCAAATCCAGCAATATAACAACACTATATATTTGCTGGCCCAGCAGATGGACACCCGGATTCGTTCTGCCGTAATGGTAGATACGAACTTCGTGGGTAATGCAAAATTCTATGATCAGTATAACGCCGACGCAATGCAGGAATTGCTTGGCCGTTACGAAGATACACCCCTGAGCCTTCCTGACTTCAGGCGCAGGATGGTTACACCCCGGTATTTCGTTTCCGCAACACTCGAAGACCCCAAAGACGCTCTGATGATGATTGTTGACCCTAAGTCAACTTTCATGCAGGCCAAAGTAGCCGCGGCAAACCGCACTACTGACGATCTGCTCATAGCGGCAATGGGCGGAACAGCCTACACGGGCCAGACGGGCGCAACAGGCGTTACGTTCACCGCGGCAAACAAGATCGCTTACAACTACTCCACGAATACGGGTATGAGTAAGCAGAAGGTTATCCACGCCAAACGGCTGTTGGATGGCTACGAAGTCGAGAAGACTGACCGCTATATGGTTCATACGGCGGCACAGCTTGAAGACTTGCTGAACACCACGGAAGTTACATCCTCTGACTATAACGTCGTAAAGGCGTTGGTTCAGGGCGAGATAGCCACGTGGGTCGGGTTCTCTTGGATTCATTCAGAGAGATTACTCACCGACACCAACGGCAACAGGCTTTGCTATGCCTTCCAGAGAATGGCTCTTCAGTTAGCTATTCAGAAGGACATCGAAGGCCGTATCGACGAGAGAGTCGATAAGAACATGGCGTGGCAGGTGTATCTGAGAATGTGCATGGGCGCAACCAGACTCGAAGAAAACCGTATAATTTCGATCGCTTGCGTAGAAAGCTAAAAGAGGAGAAATAAAACATGACTGCAACTGCACAAACATTGTATGGCGTCGTAGCCACGGCTGTCCAGACTGGCGGCCCCAGTAACTGGCAAGGTCAGGGCGTTATCGACGGAAGAGTAAAGGTGATGATAGATACCTACGTTGCCGTAGCGACAGAGGCCGTAGCGACTACCATCAATTTTGGTCAACAGCTTCCTGTTGGCGCGAATGTAATAAGTATCACCCTCGTATCGACAGTCGCTCAGTCGAGCGTTACCGTTACAGTTGGTGATAAGGTTTCAGCTTCACGTTATGGTATAGCGGCCGGGACAGAGCTTCAGACGGCTTATAGCCCTCACGTTTGTTATCCGAAGGCCGGCGTGTATGTAACGACTGACGGTTCGCTGACCTCAGCAGGGTTGCCGAGTGCGACGAATGACTGCCAGATCATAGTTACTACGGCAGGTGGAACGCTTGTGGCAGGCACGATCGCTTGCTACATTCAATACACGTTTGACTAAAACAAAGGAAAGGGGAAAGCAATGAAGAAGTTATTTGTAATTGCGTTAGTTTTGCTTCTTGCCTCTCCTTGTTTTGGAGCGGTAGATGTTCAGCGCACTAACGGAAAAGGGGTCTCACACCTCGGATTAGTTGAAACAATAGATGTGGGTAATGCCGGGCAAGTTGCAGGGAATACTCTCTATCTCGGCTATACCTATATCGACGGTGGAACTTCGACGATGGTGTCAGGCCCAGCGGCGGTTCCTGTTACATATAAGACCGTTCACATGGACTTGACTGGCGGCAATGCGGTTCTAAGCACTCTGGCTAATGGAACTAATGGCCAGGTGTTGAATCTCGATGTTACCGTTAATCCGTCCTCGGCTTATGTGTGGACTATTACACCCGCTACCACAACGGGCTTTACGACAATAACTTTAGGACATGTTGGAACATCCGTGACCTTATTGTTTGTAAATAGCACGGTGGGTTGGGTAGTGGTCGATCAACGAGGCGCAACGATAGCATAATATGAAAAAACTTATCACAGCCATAGCTTTGATTATAGTAATAGTGATGGCCCTATTCCCTCCGATAGTGGAGATAGGCGTGCCTCTTACTTCGTCGAAGCTGTGGCTGTGGTTAGTCCTGCTCTTTGGGTTTTTAGGACTATATACAGTAACCTTAAAAATCAATCCGTGGATTAAAGCTATATCAGTTTATTCATTCATAAGTTTATTCTTCTCATCCGCTCCGTTCTTCTCGCAATTCGCCTATATGGAGTTGATAGGGTGCATATATTTGTATGCGATGTTATTGACTATCGAGGACTGGGATCTGGTCTATAAGGTCTTATGGTGTATTCTCGGTATAAATATAATTCTTCTCATAATGCAGTTATTCCACAAAGACAATATCCTTAACTTCGGACTTGCTTCAAACACTTGCTCGATGTCCGTCGGGAACTCAATGCAGGCGAAATCTTTTATAATCATAATGATAGCTTTGCTTATTCAAAGGTATCAGGGATTAACAAAATACCTTTCCGCTATATATCTTATCTTAATATTCTTAGGGCTTGTCTATTGGACAGAACATAAGTGCTGGGATAAATTCTTATATGCAAGAGGCGCGGTATGGCTTGCGACTTTGAAATTATGGATTAAACATCCTATTGTCGGATGGGGGCTTGGGAGCTATAAGGTGTTATTTCATAATCTCGCTCACGGCAAGTTTGAGTTAGAAGGTTGTTGGTATCAGGCCCATAATGAATATCTGCAATACCTATTTGAGCAAGGTTTGATAGGTCTCGGATTACTCGTAGGACTTACTATTAACTTATTTAAGAAATGTAAAGGGCTTATGCTCTTGGGTATAATCCTTTCATTCTATCCTTTGCTTTTTCAATTCCCTATGCACCAACCGTCAACCGTAACACTTCTTATCCTATACGTAGTTTTAATTGAAAGGAATCCTTATGGATGTATCACAAAGTAGAATCTCAATTGCCAACCTCGCCATTCACCGGGTAGCCGGACAACTCATATCTTCTTTTTTAGATGGCTCTGCCGAAGCCTCGGCGGTCAATAATTGCTATAATGCAACTCGTGATGAGATACTTGCTAAACACAAATGGACATTCGCTCAGAAGACGGTAGCGTTAAATCAGCTTGCTATTACCCCTGTCGACTTTGGAGATGGTGCGAAGTATGTTTACTCTTACCCTTCGGATTATATCAAAGCAGGATTGTTTAACCTTCAGGCCATAGCCCTACTTCGTTTTGAATCTGACGGCATACATTCAGACCAACCTAATCTAAAGATGAAATACACCTTTGCCAACGATGACCCTACGACATACTCACCAGAGTTTATAGAGGCGTTTGCTCTGTTACTCGCTTCAAAGATATGTATTCCTCTTTCACAGTCGGCTACATACAAGTCAACTATAATTCAAGAGTATGAGATGAAGTTGCAAGAGGCGATTTCAGCTGACAGCCAGCAGGGGACACCCGACCAGTCGCAAGCCGATGATTGGCTTAATGCTCGCTTGGCAGGTGCAAATAGTGTTGCCGATACTACCGACATCGGCGGTAATGTGATATTTGGGCCTTAGTATGGAACTTTGCAGAATAGGAAAGTGCGCTCGTTGTTGTGTAATAAAAACGGAGGAAGGATATACTCCTTGCAAATACTTGACTGATAAAAAGATGTGTTCTGTATATGATACGAGATTAAATAGGGACTTAGGATATGGGCATAGGTGTTCACTTCGGGAAGACGCTCACGTTAATTATCCTGACTGCGCCTACAATCACGAGGACTGGGCTATGCACCCAGCATATAAATAATGGGTAAGTTAGCGTCGGTAAGCAACTCCTTTACTTTCGGCGAGCTGAGTCCCCGTTCTTACGGCCTATTCTCCGCCGAGAAACCCGTATGGAAGAATGGCGCGGGTATCATCGAGAACTGGCTTATATGGCAGACAGGTGGAGCTTTATTCTCACCCGGCACAGCTTTCTGCGTAGAGACGAAAGTATCAGCCAATAAATCTATTCTTAGAAAATTTCGATATTCTATAACTCAAAGTTACATAATGGAGATAGGGGATAAGTATTTCAGGTTCGTTGCTAATAAAGGACAGCTTGTTGACGGTGGTGGAAACCCTGTTGAAGTTACCACGCCTTATTTAATTGCTGATTGTCCGTTCTTACAGACCGCGAATAAAGCCGATGTGATGTATATATGTAATGCCAACTACTCACCATATAAACTCATCAGGACTTCAGCGACTACTTTCACACTTCAACCTGTCGTATTCTATCGTGGGCCATTCAGGGATATGAACGTAACGAATGTTCTGCTTACGGCTTCGAGTGCTACTGGTGCGACTACTCTTACGGCAACCTGTCCGGCGTGGGGAACTGGAACACCTTATATAATAAATGACTATGTAACGCAAGGCGGACAGACCTATAAATGCCTTGTTAATCACACGTCGGGAACTTTCGCTACTGACCTTGCCGCAGGAGATTGGGTTATAACTTCTCCGGCTAATACAATACCGATGTTTGATGTATCAAGCCCTTCAAAGCATATAGGGTCTTTATGGCTTATAAACAAAGGGCAAACAACTAATGGCGTGGTTCAGATCACCGCTGTAACGAACGCTTACACCGCAGTCGGGTTCGTAATGAACGAGCCTAACGGAACGGCAGGTAACTTAGGCACGACCTCGGCTATAACGAACTGGGCAGAAGGGGCCTTCTCGAACTTCAGGGGTTGGCCCTCTGCGGTTACATTCCACGAAGGACGACTTGTCTATGGCGGTCCGGGACAATATATCTACGGCTCGGTAGTAGGAGCTTACGATAACTTTGCCGTGGGTGCGGCTAACGACGCAGATGCTTACATTTACGAACTTGCTACTGACATCGTAACTACTATAAGGTGGCTTGCTTCAACAGACAAATTACAGATAGGAACGTCAGGTGGCACGGCTTCAGCTTCGGGCGGGGCAACTGGTATCACTCCGACAAATATTCAAGTCATATTTGATACTGATTATTCCGTTCAACCTATACCGCCGGAAACAATATCGAGTTATCTTTATTATTTACAATCCAACACCTATCAGTTAAGACAGCTTGTATTCGACCTCTATATGAATAAGCAGAAGTCGGAAGATATGACTTTACTCGCCGACCATATACTTCGTGATGGCGGCGGAGCTGTGGATATGGATAGACAGCAATCACCTAACGACCGCCTTTGGATAGTCAGAGCTGATGGGCAGATGGCAGTATTCACTCGAAACGCTGAACAACAGGTAATGGGCTTCTCTCGTCGGACAGCAGGGGTTACAGCGTTAGGGGCAGGACTTTTTGAAAGTGTATGCACACTTACACAAGATGGTGATGATGATATTATTTATGTTCTTGTGAATAGGAATGTCAACGGCGTTACTAAGAGATATATCGAATACTTTACGCCTGAATTATTTTCAAAATACTACGACCCGATAAGGTTAGATTGCTCATCTACTCTTGACTCGCCTATTACCATAACAGCTATTACGAAAGCCTCACCTTGCGTTGTTACCGCGCCTTCTCACGGCTTCTCAGGTGGAGAGCAGATAAAAATAGATAACGTCGTCGGTATGACGGACGTAAACACTAATAAATATCTTGTGGTCTTTATCGGAGCAAATTCATTCTCGCTTACTGACTTAAACGGAACTGCCATAGACTCAACTCTTTTCGGACTCTACCTTTCAGGCGGGCAGGTAAGGAAGATGGTTACTGCGATTTCAGGGTTATCTTATTTAAACGGTGAATATGTTTCTGTCGTATGCGACGGCGGTGTATCGCCGCAGACACAGAGTTTTCTCGTTTCGGGAGGGGCTATCACGCTTCCTACAAAGGCCGCTGTCGTCCACATAGGTCTGCCATATAAAGGGACTCTCCAGTTGTTGCCCCTCTCAACGGGAAGCCAGTCTGGAACAGGAATATCAAAGCCTCATAGAATATATGATTGTGCGTTAGTAGTGGCTCAAAGTTTAGGTGGGAATATAGGGATAGACTCGGCTCATATGAGTAGAATAATTTACCCAACACAAACTCCAAACACCGTTCCCGGACACGCTCCGCTTCCATATTCGGGGGTGTTGAAAAAGATACCGATAGCCGGATGGAATTTAAATTCTAATATTACGATTACACAGGATTTGCCGTTGCCTATGTTCGTGCTTGCGGTGATCGTAGACTCGGAAGAACAGGATAAAAATTGATATGACAGAAGAACACAAACAGAAAATAAGCGCAAGTCTTAAACGTGCAGTTGCTAATGGACTTGTAAATGCTATGAAAGGGAAAAAGAGAAGTGATGAGTTTAAGAAAAAAATAAGTGAAACTCACAAAAGACTTAGCGCGCTTGGCTTAAAGAATCCTCTCGAAGCAAGAATGAAAATGAGTAAAACCCGAACAGGAATGAAATTGACTGAAGAATGGAAAAATAAAATAAGTAAAACGATGAAAAAGAATCCGCCAAAATATGCTTTTAAAAAAGGTATGACTCCGTGGAATAAGGGAATTAGGGGATTTTTAGCAGGGGAAAAACATTATCTTTGGAAA